CCAATTAATGCTAATTTCCCAGGTTCTGATTATAAAACAGTTCACTATGATAAACTTGTTCCGTTGCTGATTGAAGCAATTAAAGAACAACAACTGCAAATTAATTCTTTAACAACTCAACTTAATCTTTTACAAAAATGAATTACGATTTTACCTACGAATTAGTTGAATATACGAAAGCAGATATTGGTTCCGCTTCGAATGTTATAACTGAAATTAGATTTAGTCATTGTATTAGAAAAAAGAGTCCTATTGGAATTATTCAAGTTATTATGAGAAGATTTTATGTTGCTCCAATAAGATATACAACTGATGCGGAATATTTGTACGAAAATTCAATGACACAGAGTATTATGGTTCAGGCTATTGAAAACAGTTTTGGTCCAGATCAAATAACACATATGCAAAATTTGTTGATAGAAGATTTACAAACCGATTCAGGACAATAAAATGGCTATTCCAGCAACTAGAGAAGATTTTAAACAATACTGTCTACGCAATCTTGGCGCACCAGTTCTAGAGGTCAATGTTGATGACGACCAGCTGGAAGATCGTATTGATGAAGCGTTAGATATTTTTAGATTATACCACTATGATGGTATTGAAAAATTTTATCTTTCGCATAAAGTTACAGCATCTCAGTTAGTAATTACTACAGGTAATGCTGCTTCTTTTGTTCCAGGTAATATTGTTGTTGGTTCTACTTCAGGAATTTCAGCAGTTATCTATCCACAACTTGATGTTACTACTGCAGTTACACTTACTGCTGGTGGAACAGGGTATTCAGCAAATCCTACAGTAACAATTACTGGAGGTGGTGGTGAAGGAGCAACTGCTATTGCCACTGTTTCTTCAGGTGTAATTACTTCAATTATTATCACAAATCCAGGAGATGGTTATCTGGCTAATCCTGAAGTAATTATTACTGACACAACTGGAACTGGCGCTACTGCCACTGCTAATTTCGGTGTTAAACCAAACAATTTACAAGTTGCTCGTTTTATTCAGACATTTAATATCAACAATGATCCATTTACACCATCAGGCGCACCAAAAGCGTTTATCCCAGGAGAAGTAATTACTTCTAAGGATAGAAATGGTAATGTTATTAGCGCAACTGTTTCATCGGATCCAAATACTTACTTAACATTTGGTGATATCGAAAATAAATATATTCCTATCGCTGATGCGGTATATGGTGTAACTCGTGTGTTACCACTATATCAAGGAACATCTTCTTCAAGAAGTATTTTCGATTTACAATATCAATTGCGTTTGAATGACTTGTATGACTTGTCTAGCACATCTTTGATTTACTATTCAACTGTTATGCAGCACTTAGCGACATTAGATTTGTTACTTAATGGTAAACCAATCTGGCGTTTCAATCGTTTACAAAATAAATTAAATATTGATGTTGATTGGAACAATGCTAACAAAATTGATGTTGGTATGTATATTGTTGTTGAAGCATATCGCGCATTAGACCCTGATCAATTCAAATTAGTTTGGAATGAACCATGGCTGAAGCGTTATACTACTGCTTTAATTAAGCGTCAATGGGGAACTAATCTTTCTAAGTTTAGTGGGCTACAACTTCCAGGTGGAGTATCTCTTGATGGTAAAGCACTATATCGCGAAGCAATTGAAGAGATAAGAGCATTAGAAGACGAAATTCAAAACAAAGCAGCACCACTCGACTGGTTCTTAGGATAATCTGTGGCACAAAATGTTTATTTTTCAATGGGTACGCAAAATGAGCAGTACCTTATCGAGGATATAATTTTAGAATCTATCCAAATTTACGGACAAGATTTTTATTATATTCCAAGAACACTTGTAGCTCATGATCAAATCTTGGGCGAAGATCGTCTATCGCAGTTTAAAGAAGCATATCAAATTGAAATGTATCTTGAAACCAATGCTGGGTTTGAGGGTCAGGGTGCTTTTATTAACAAATTTGGTTTAATGATGGAACAGTCAGCAACGCTGACAGTATCTCGTCGCCGTTGGGAGCAACTTGTTGGAAGATTTGGTCAAACAATTATTCCTAATCGTCCGAACGAAGGCGATTTACTTTATTTTCCATTGACCAAAGGTCTTTTCGAAATTAAATTTGTTAAACACCAAGATCCATTTTATCAACTTGGTAAACTTTATGTATATCGTTTGCAGGTTGAACTCTTCCAATATGCTTCTGAGCATTTGGATACTGGATTGAAAGATATCGATGTTTTCGAATCATTAAAATCTTACGATACAAATTATACAGTAAACGCAACTGGATCTGTAACTAAAGTAACTATGACAAATGTTGGTTCTGGATATAATCCTTCTTTGGTTCCAACAGTTACATTAACAGGTGGTGGTGGTACTCAAGCATTCCAGCCAGCAGTGTTACAAGCAGTTGTTACTGGTGGGTCAGTTTCTATCAATATATTAGATGTTGGTACAGGATATGACACTGCTCCAACAATTACAATTGGAACAAGTTGGGTAGCTTCTACACCAGTAACAACCAATGCTCAAATATATTCTGGATCAAATCTGTATACAGTAACAATAGGTGGAACTACAGGAACTACTGCTCCAACAAATACCACAGGAAATTCGTTTACTAATGGAAGCGCAACATTAACATATGTTGGATCTGCTGCCACAGCAACTTGTTCTATTGAACCAAATCCAGATTTACCACAAGCATTCGGTGAGAATATTGACTTTAAAGCTGAAGCAACTTCTCTTATTGTTAATTCAAATAATCCTTTCGGTAGTGTTCAGTAATGTTAAATATTCCACCATTCTATCACGGACTTACTCGTAAAGTTATCGTATCATTCGGTAGCTTGTTTAGCAACATTCGTGTTCAAAGAGAAAATAATGATGGGACTCTTGGACAAGAGATTACTGTTCCACTAGCATACGCTCCAAAGGAGAAATGGTTAGTTCGTATTGAACAAGATCCAACTCTTGATCGAAATGTTTATACAACATTACCAAGAATGTCTTTCGAGATTACTAGTATGTCATACGATTCTATTAGAAAAACTAATCGTATGAATCAGGTTCAGGGATCAAATACTGGAGTTTCTCCAACAGCAATAAATCAAGCATATAGTCCTGTTCCTTACAATATTGACATCTCTCTTTATGTTTTAACCAAAACACAAGAAGACGCATTTCAAATTGTTGAACAAATTCTTCCTTTCTTCACACCAGAATTTACACTAACAATTAATGCTGTTCCTGAACTTGGTGTAACAATGGATATTCCAATAATTTTGAACAGTATTAATATTGAAGATAACTATGATGGTGATTTTACTGAGCGTAGATTTGTAACTTACACAATTAACTTTACAATTAAATCTAATTTCTATGGTCCAGTAACCACCAATGGTCCAATTACTAATGTTATTGTTAATGTACCAAGTACACCAACAACAAAGTATACAGCAACTGGTAATTTTACTACCAAAACAATTGATGAATCTTGGCATGATGCATTCTAATGGCACAAATATATAACGCAAATCCCAATTTAAAAGCGATTGGTGTAGAAGTAAATTATACACCTGAACAGATTCAAGAATATATTAAGTGTAAAACTGATTACATTTATTTTATTGAAACATACTGTCAGATCGTTACACTTGATAGAGGGCTGCAACCATTTAAACTCTACGAGTGTCAAAAACGCAAATTAAAAATCATTCATGAGAATCGTAAAGTTATTCTTATGGAAGGTCGTCAGCAAGGTAAAACTACCACCTCTGCTGCTTATATTCTTTGGTATACAATTTTTCAAGACGCAAAGAATGTGGCTATTCTAGCCAACAAAGCTACTGCTGCTCGTGAAGTTCTTGCTCGTTATCAGGTTATGTTTGAAGGTTTACCAATCTGGTTACAGCAGGGTGTTAAATCGTGGAACAAAGGAGATATTGAACTTGAGAATGGATCTAAAGTTTTTACTGCTGCAACATCTGCTTCAGGTATCCGTGGTAAGTCTGTTAATTTGTTATATGTCGACGAAGCGGCAATTATACCTAATACTGTTGCTGAGCAGTTTTTCGCTTCTGTTTATCCTACTATCTCTGCAGGTGAAACTACAAAAATTCTTTTAAGTTCAACTCCACTTGGTTATAATCACTTCTGGAAATTCTGGAACGATGCTGAAAACAAGCGTAATGGTTTCGTAAACCTGTTTATTCCATACTGGGAAATTCCAGGTCGCGATAAAAAATGGGCTGATGAACAGCGTGGTATTCTTGGCGATCTTAAGTTTAACCAAGAGGTTCTTTGTAAATTCCTTGGTTCTGCTTTAACACTTATCAATTCTGATGTAATTGGTAATATGTCACCAACATACCCAATCTATTCTAAAGATGGATTGGATGTTTACGAAGAACCAGTTTATGAAATGGAAACTGAAGAATACGATGACTTCG